CTGTTCCAATTTCTCCCGCCATAACTGCTGTATATTCAAGACTACCAAACATATTTTCCCATGCATCTGCAAAACTACTGCCTGAGGCCATTTTTTCTTGAATATACCTATCAGTCATGATTGGTCTAAGTTGTCCAACAATGGACTCTTGTGCCATGTTAAGAGCGCGGATTGCTGACGGGTAGAGGCTGTTGATGTCAATGGCACCGATCCAGTCGTGCATGCCTTTCTTGGGGAAAGCAACATAGGCACCTGCTGCTTGCGTATCTCCTTGGTCATCTCTTCCTTTCCTGTTAGGTACAACCATACCTCGTTGATGTGCTTCATTGATAATTGCCTGCTCGGTTACTGCCACGGCTCCCATTGTAGTTGGAAGCAATACTGTATTATCATGTGCTAGTTCATTGGCCAGATCTAAAAATCTTAATTTTTTATCTAGTTTGGCCACGAGCATGGTATCTTGCCTGTTGTAGTCAATGAACTTGGGAAAGTCTTTGTTATATAATTGATCTAAGGTGCCTTCGTATTGCGTCTTACGCTCATCTAATTCATATTCACCAATTGCATCCAAGCTATAACTGTGTCGCTCTTCATAAGTGTATTTGCGATACAATTGCATATAGTCCATATGCACTCGACCAATCAAATCAAAGGTCAGGTTCTCTGCACCAAAGCGTTCGAATGTTCTTTGCTTGGGTAGTTGACCCCACAAGCAGAATCTACGAGTGTCATCCTTGTTTAGCACTCTGGTCACACGCATGACCATGTAAGGAATATCAAAGCCTTCGGAGTTCCATCCACTTAGGATATCTGCATCATCGATGATATCTAGGAAAGTGTTAAGTAGATCTTCTTCGCGTTCAAACAAGAAACAGTTGTCATATCGAGCACAGATTTCTTCGGCTGTTTTCCACGAATAGCTCTTGGGTGGCACGACCAAGGTGACTAACTTGTCCATCCAGTCTAAATAAACTGAAATGGCTGTGATTGGATTGAATGGGTCTTCGGGTTTTGAAAAACCTCTTACCGGGTCAAAATCAACCTCAATGTCGAAAAAAGCCGTCTGTAGCTTAGGTGATTGGGCTCCCAAATAGTGCTCTTCAAGACATCGGAATACTGGATTAATATCCGACTCCCAAAGACGCTTGTTGCTGTTAATACGCAACTCTTTTTGAAATTCCTTATTTGTACGACTCGAAAACCTGCTAACAGGAGTGCCGTAGACAGTACGGAACTTACCGCGAGGGTCATCATAGTAAAAGATGAAAGTGGCCGGATATTCTTTATATACCCTTTCTCCGCTGAGCCGCTCCACAATGTGGATGCGATCCTGATTACGGTCATATAAGGCGTCAACATAACTCATTAGTTATAATTATAATTTGAAAGTAGTAATCTTACAAGACCAACGGCATCAATTGCAGTTATTAACATATAATTTAATAGCATGCCAAAACTTTTTCTTGTCCACGCAGCCCAAGAATAAAGTAAGCAACCACTGATCCAAAAAGGATATAACCAGTATAAAGGAGGATTAGGAACTGTTAAAGCAAATGTCAATGCACAGCCTACACTGCACCCCCATGCCAAAATTTCTACAAAAAATCGTAATCTATTACTTTGCCAATCTTCTTGAATCCAATTAAAGATTTTATACAGATGATCGTTCAAAGAGTTTTACCTACAGTTTGAAGAATAGTGTTTAATTCTTCATTGTCGGCATTTTCCTCGCCAAGTTTTGATTTGAATGCAGTGCGAATAGCTTTTTTAAGAATAGCCGGTTTAATTTCCATTTCCTCTGCTACTGCTTTTATTGTATCACTAAGTCCAGCATTAAGGTCTTCTACTTCTTGCATGATAGTCATGCCCTCATTGATTATTTGAGTGAGTTTGGCCTTTTGTTCGGAAGAAAACATTCTTGAACTCATTATATCTCCTAGATAAGTTTGTTTATTATAAATGATTTTTTATTGAATTACAACTTTATATTGCTCACTTTCAACCTCAGGGCACGACTCCTTTGGTTGGCGCAGCAGCCGCGCCTTCACGGTCCTAAGGTGAAGACTTATTTTTTAGGTTCACAGGTGCGTGTTCGTTGGGTTGTACCGTTAGGTAATTTATCTTCACGCCACTCAGAACAAATTTGTGTTTCCGTTTTTTCTGGAACAACTTTGTCTATAGCCCAATTAGCTGCCATCCAACCCATTGCACTGAAAAATCCCCAAACTAAAATTTCTGCTATCATCTAGGCAACCTTTTCTTGATAATATCAATGACCTGATCATTTAGTACAACTTCATAATGATTGCAGTCCAATTCAATTAAATCCATAATGTCTTCTCTTGAACGTTGACTATTAATGGTCACTACACCATCATTTGGTGCAGATATCCATGGAGCTGAACCTGCAGTTGTGACAATGTTAAGCCACGGTTTATCTAAATCAAAATGTCTGGCTTTTTTCATAGCCCAGGAATTTGGGCCTATGTCCTTAAGTAATCGACTGTAAGGTAAAAAATATTTTGCCACGTCGGCAGATTCTGCTCCGCCATATGGTGTACTTAGGGTAACTGCGCCCACTACTTGATCTGCAAAGTCGTAGGCTAAATGTAGGGCGTAAATACCACCTAGGCTATGACAAATAAAAAACATGTCCTTTTGAGCACTTAACACCTCTTTCATGTTTTCTAAATTCTTTTCAAAACCATTTCTACTGTCATAGTTAATCAAAAGTTCTTTGCCTTTGATTTGTTTCCTGATGTAATTAAAACTTTCGCTAGTTGCACTAGCACCATGAATATATACTAACAACATTTAATTACTATACTCTTTCCATAAATTTTTAAATTTTAAATTTGCAGTTGGCCAATATGTTTCTTCTCGTTGCTGATGCCATTTATTTAAATCACGACAATCTTCTGTTATAGAATTAATTGATTGCAAGGTTCTTTGCATATCCTTTATAAATCTTTGTTGTACCGGCTGTAAATTATATTCAAGAGAACATTCTAATTCTTTTATTGCAATATTAATATGATGTTGAGGTAAATTAACTACACTCAGAATGTCTGGGTAGTGTAGTTCATTCCATCTTATATTTGGTAATTTATTATCTAAAAAAAATTCATGTAGTGTTGATAAAGTTAAAGCATTATATACACAGTATTGACTAGTGACTCCAATGTTATGCCCTGGTTTTTGTTTAATTTCTTTTGTGAGATATCCAATATTTTTTAACATTATATTCCACGAACTACCGTGTCGCACGTAGTCAAAACGTTCTTCTACTGTTTCAAAACTTATATCCCACATGACATTTTTTTTATCTAAAAGTTTTTTGAAAATCTTATTATTATCTAAAGGAACACTCAAATTGGTAATAACATTAATATGTACATTATCATCAATTACATCAAGTAAGTCGCTATTCTCTTTTTGTAATAAAGGTTCTCCACCTAGCAATGCTAGGTTTTTTATAGTAGATTTATGTGACTGAATAAATTCTAAAATGTCAGGTAACGTAGAACTATAATCCAATCTTGATATTGGTTGATTTTTAAGTATAGCCCATTGACTACTTGCTTCATAGTCACAATATACACAACTTAAGTTACAAGTATTTGACCATCGTATGTCTAAATTCTGTAAACTTTGATTATCTAAATTATCAATCACGATAATTTGATTTTCTGCAATATTATTGTACCAAGTTCTTTCACTTACGGCACTATGTTTTTCTTGCCGAGAACAAATATTACAATTTACATGACTGTGATTTTCATAGAGAGAATTTTTAATCTGTATTAATTTTTTATTTGTTAAAAGATCTTGGATTGGAATTTGACGTAAATCGCCTATTTCTTCTGTTCCAGCACAACAAGTTTTATACGTGCCGGTAGTGTTAATATGTATGTTAGTCCAAGGTGCGTAGCAGAAATTGTCGCCAATGTCTGCTTTTAGAGAGATAGTCATAACTCTTATTTAAGAGTAGATTTTAACATCCAAGAATGTTTAGCGTGAGCATCTTGTCTGCTAGCTAAAAAATCACTCAAACCATGTAAGCCCAATTCTTCAGCTGCTCTAAAAACAATACGAAACATTTCTTTCATTCTATCGCTGTCTTCGAGTAATTCGATTAACATAGATTCTGCAGGCAACACTTCAGTCTCATCCTTGATTTGACTTAGAATACTGAACCTAGAAAATGATCCTGGTGTATAGGTTCCGGTCGCTCTGATTTCTTCGGCAAAAGTGTCTATGCTACTATACACTTCTTGGTAAATTTTTCCAAATAGTTCGTGATATTGAGGAAAGTTAGATCCTTCCACATTCCAATGAAAGTAATGGGCTTTTAAATAAAAAGCATATTCGCTAGCAAAAGCGATTTTAAGAGCCTTGTGCAATGAGTCCATACTAAGTTAAACCTATAAATATTGTTAATAGTATATTTATTCAGATTTGATGATTAATATTTGTAAAATTTATCTCGACTATCTTAGAAACTGTGAACATCTCATAATAGATATTGAAAATTTTTATCAAGTAAATCACAGATTGCCAGACAATGGCTCATATTCACTGCAGGGTTATGAATATAAAATACTGAATATCGATTACACAACGTCTATAGAAACTTGCTCTGATATTGTAAACAAGGAAATTCAAGCATCAGAAATAGTTTATATGCAGATAACTTTACCGGTAATTCCCAATATTCATTGGCCTAAATTCATTTTCATGTATAAAAATATGATTTTTGTGTTTGACTTTGAGATTTTTAAAATGGCCAAACATGAAAAAAAGATTATAGCTGCAAAAACTTGGTTGTTTGATCCAAATAAACACTATTACGATGTGTTTATTGACAATCGTGATTTTATAGCACAGCATGTGGCCGTTAATATTTTGTTTTGTCCAGAAATTAGTTCCCATACCGCGGTGCGAGATTTTTTTCCTGCAATTGATTTATCTAATACTATTTTTATTGGTCAGACCACTGTTTTTAAACATGCGCTCAATATTCCATTTCAGTGGTGGTTATTAGAAACCACGCATATAAACGTCAAGAGTTGGGTGTTACATCGACAACTTGATTTGTTAAACTATAATGCTAAGAAGCCAATATTTTTTGATTGTTTGTTAGGGAAGCCTAGCCAGCACAGAACAAGTTTTTATCAAAAAATACAGATTAATAATTTGCTGAAATATTGTTTAGTAACTGCCCACAAGTGGCCAAAAGAATTGTATGAAAACGTAAATTCATTTTCAATTCCTAAAAAGTTTGAAGAAGCGGTCAAAAAAAACTGTGCAGAATTAAGATTTGTACCAGATAAAATAAATGCAAGTAGAGTCATTGTGGAAGATTTACCTGATTCAACATATAAATTTTATTTAGGGGATATACGTCTATCATTGAGTCAATTTATTGATTTGGATTTTTATAATCAAACTGCATATTCTATAGTATTAGAAACCCACTCATTTGAAAACTTGTATGGCGAAAATGAAACTTATTTTATGACTGAAAAAATTTGCAAACCTATTCTAGCAAAAAGAATGTTTTTAGTAGTAGGAGTGACCAATTATCTACAAAATCTTAGAAATCTTGGTTTTAAAACATTTGATAGTATTATTGATGAATCATATGATAAAGTAATTGACCTAAATAAAAGACAGGAATATATAATCCAAGAAATGAAAAAACTTGTAAGTATTGATCAGGATGTAATATTACAAAAAATTGAACCAATCGTGCAACACAATTACTATCATTTAATGAAACTTTATTACGACGATGATTTGAATTACTTACTCAAACAATTTTTTTAATTTTCTATCTGCCTTGGCCTCTGTAGGCTTTGTAACTCCGTTTATAACTTTTATTCATTGCACTTGTTTTTGGTCTTAATCCACCAATGTGTGTTCTTTTAACAACATGATCAATTGCGGGCTTGCCAGTTGCTGATCCTTTTGCTTTCGCCATTTTATTCTCCAGTTAAATTTGATTTTTCATACATCACTGTATCTGTGTCACCCAAGCGCCATTTTGGATTTTGTTCTACCACATACTTTCGAGTACAAACTCGAAAATCTGGAAACTTCATATCAGTTGGATTACTAGCAGCATCAAAGAACAAACAACGATTATTTGGTTGTGCTGCATATTGTCCATTGTTTAATTCTATAAAATTAAAACTTTTGTGATCTTCGGGCCACTCACTGTAGCCTGTGTCTATTGTATTTTGATCTGAGTGTGCGTTATCTACAGTAAACAAGTAATTGCCCGAATACATTTGTTTGTCTTTGGCGTAAAATTTGCAGGAAAGATTTTTTAAAAAAGTTTTTTGAATCACAGCAATATCATAATCAAAACAATCCCAAATTTGAAGTGTGTCTAAAGGTAAAAAATTTTCTGCGTCAAGATCGTCTGTGCGTGACACAAACGCTGATAAAGGTAATTTGTCATAAAGTGCGCCATAATTTGGTAAGTAAGCTTCAATTCTAAATGCCTGACCTCTTATACTTTTAACAGTAATCCAAATACAAGGTTCGTATTCACCGTGACCGCGTTCAAAGTCATAGAGGAATTCACGCCTAATATAACAATGTACCGGCGGTATATTAGCTAATAAAAATGACATTAATTGAACTCATTAACGTTGATTTTGATCTTGTTGCATTCTTCTTATAATACTGTGATTCTGTTTATTAGGATCAATATAGTTTTTTATTTCTTGTTCTGCTGATTGAGCTGGATTTTGTAACAATCTATTCACTGTTAAAACTTTTCCAAGAAAACCTAAACCTTTTTGTATTGTATTGGGTTCTTGTTGTTGTTCCGGTGATGGTTGTAATTCAGGAATACCTTGTTCTTTCATGCTTCTAGTTTTGGTTGCTACATTCCGTGCTGGACCACGACGTTCGGGATTGGGATCTTCTCTGCGTTTTTTGGCTGCTGAACTAGCACGACCTTTTTTTCCTAAACTGTGTGCTTTGCTGGCCGGTAAGCATTTTGGTTTACCCTCGCTCGAGTCTCTACCGCCACACTCACCACGAATTTTACCATCAGGTCCAAATCTTACCCACTTTTCTTTAAACCATTTTTTAAGATCTTCTTCTATAGCTTGTTCGCTCATCTTTTCACAACTACCAGGCGAATA